GTTCCGGTATGGGTGTAACGAGCAGTGCCCGTTCCACCGCCGTCCCAGGTCAGGCCAATCCTTGGTCTAAGGAAGCCTGGAACGTAACCCAGCAAATGATGATGCTGGCCGACAATCCCGATATGGCCCGTCTTCTGAAATCAGAAGCTGGCGCCTAGCCCCTGTGGGGCACCCCTACAAACCTCACTGGAGCTGACCCGTGTCTTTTAACGGCAACTATTCGGGGGGAACTTTCCTCACGAACCTCGTTACCCGTCCCGAATTCCTTCAGTACACCGCTGAAGGCATCTTCGAGCAGTCGAAGTGGATCCAATCCGGCATTGTGCAGCGCAACGCTGCTCTCGATGCCCGCTCTGGCGGTACCCGTGTCCGGGTGCCCTTCTTCGATCCGATTGCCCCCACCGAGACTCAAATTCTGAGCACCTCGACCTGGGGTGGTGGCGGCGGCTATCTCGTTCCTGCGAACGTGACTGCCGACGAGCAGATCATGACGATCCTGCACCGTGGTTTCGCCTACGCCGCAGACGACCTGAGCAAGCTCGGTTCTGGTGCTGACCCCCTCAGCCATGTCCGTAACCAACTGACGGCTGCGATCAACAAGCTCAAGACCGCCACCCTGGCTGCCCAACTCCTGGGTCTGTTCGGTGGTATCTCCGGCGCTGGTGTCCTTGGCCCCAACCAACTGGACAAGTCTTTCGCTGGTGCCCCCGGCTCCATGACGGAAGCCAACTTCCTGAACGTGGCCAACGTCGTTGGCACCAAGGTGAAGCTGGGCGAGCGTGGCGACGAGCTTGACTCGATTGCCATGCACTCCAACGTGGCTTACTACCTGCAACAGGTGGGGATGCTGACCTTCAGCACCTCTGCTCTGTCCACTGGTGGTGCCGTGGTTTGGGGCGGCGGCGGTGTGGGCGTGACCCAATCTGAAGCGGCTTACTTTGCCGGCCTCCGGGTTGTGATCGACGACCAACTCGTCGCTCTGACCGGCGGTACTGCCACCCACGCCAAGAAGTACCCTGTGTACCTCTTCAAGTCGGGTGTGGTTTCCGAGGGTGTGCAGCAGGACCTGCGTCTCGCTGCCGACCGTAACATCCTGTCCATGCAGGATGTGTTGGCTGTGGATTACCACTACGGTTACCACGTCACCGGCACCAAGTGGGCCGCCGCTGGCGACAACCCCGACAACACCTCTGGCGCCGGCAACCTTGCCGCCACCGCTAGCTGGAACCTCGTGTTCGCCAGCACCAAGATGGTCCCCGTGGCCCGTCTACTGTGTAACACTCCCTTCGACCTTACCGCTTACGCCTGATAAGCGACAGTCGAATAAATCGGGGCCCTTCGGGGCCCCTTTTTTATGCTTGCTCAGCCAAGTCCCAGTCGAATCTTTTCCTGCGCCTCAAACACCACAGGAGTGTTCATCACACTCTTGTACGACTGGAGCATGAGCTGGTTAATCACGTCGTAGCTGACCTGCAATTTTTCACCAATTTCGGTGATGTTGAGGCCATCTTCTTCACGAAGACGACGAATTTCCAGCGCCACGGCTGCCAACTGGCGCACTTCGGGGCCGGGTTCAAAACCGGCGTTAGTCTTCTCTACGCTGATAGCAGAGTCAACGGGTTTCCGGGCAGGCATGAAATTAGTCCGCTTCTACATATCACAGGATAACCGCCACTGGCACGAGGACTTGCCCCACGCCCGCTACGAGGACCGTCTCGCTGAACTGGAAATGACTGGTGCCAACGTCTACATGGTGAAGGAGTTACCCCAGTTCCGCAAAGTACCCAAGCCCCCGCGACGTAATGGGCCCGCTTCTCATCTGTTCGGGTGACCTACACTGGAAGTAACATCTAAATGCTGTACGTAGCGAACGAGGATTAACCCGTATGGCCCCTATCCTCGTCGCCACTCTTGCTGGAGCCAGCTCCAACTCGTACATCACGGTTGCTGACGCCACCACGTATTTCGACAACCGTCTCGACGCAAGCGACTGGACTGCCGCCACGGCCGACAACAAGGCCGCCGCACTGATTACGGCGACGAGCTGGCTCGACACGGTGGAGTTCTACGGAGATCGGTCCGCCACCACCCAAGCCCTGAAGTGGCCCCGCACAGACGTCACCTGTGACGGTGTAGAAGCGACCGCCTCCTTCATCCCCCGAGAGATCAAGGACGCCACCTGTGAGGCCGCCTTGGCCCTCCTCCGCAACCCCACGATGTTGCGTGGTGTCGTCACCGCCCCAGGTAGCTACGACGAGGTGGAACTGGGCGAACTGCGCGTCAAGTATCGCGGCCAAGGCGAGGTCGAATCTCTCCAGAGCATCACCGACGCCCTCCCCTGGCTCCGTAGTTTCCTGAAGTGCTGGGCCAAGGGCGTCACCGGGCCCTCCCCCATCCGCCTATATAGAAGCTGATGAGCCAAGTCGATACCGTTTTTAACGCATTGCCGGGCCCGCTTTTACAGCAGTGGGGCCAGGACGTCACGTACATCAAATTCAGCGCCACCGACACCTACGTCCCATCCCGTGGCGAAGTCCTAAACACCAGCACCAGAACCACCGTCCGCGTCCTAGTAACTCAACTCAAGCCGGAAGAATTCGACAGCACCTACCAAACAACCGACGTCAAGATGCTGCTCGGCAATGCCGAGCTTGGAACGTACACCCCAAGTATCCGCGACCAAATCGAATACACGGATAACGGCACCCTGCGCACAGGCCGCATCATCAACGTCAAGACCTACAAAGGTGAGCGCCCGATCATGCACACCCTTATCGTGAGGCCGCAGTAATGGCAAAACTCACAGACCTCGAACGCGACGCATACAACTGGGCAAACAATCTTGCCCGCAGTGCCGCAAAAGAAATCATGAACGGTCTAGCCGATGCCGGACCCAACTGGAGTGGCGACTTTCAAGATAGTTGGCAAGCCTACGCACCTAGCGGTGGAGTGGGAGCCGGTTCTTATCCCTATACGTTGAGGGACATTCCTAAACTTCCTGCCACCAAACGAGAAGTCCAGCGAGTTACCAAGTTCATTATCAGTAACGTCGCACCACATGCTCCTATTGCGATGGATCTTGTGGATGTTCCACGCGAGCAGTTCCGGTATCCCGGTTTCCCTCCACAGGGAGATGTCGTTGCACGTGGTACTCGACCCAAGTCCGGGAAGCGCGGTGCTATTGAATCGGGCAGGGGTAATGCACGGAGTACAGCACCGCTTGACTGGTATCCGCTGTTCGTACAAGGCGGCAAAATGCAGAAAGCCCTTGAACGCGGCGTGCGTCTCGCCCCACCCTCATGATTAACTACCAAGCCGTTCGTGCTGTACTTGAGGCCCCGTTGCTGACGGCTTACAACGGACTTACGCCGCCGGTTCCGGTGTACTTCGACAACGTCATGAACGACGGGTCGGATAGCGCCAAAGAGTTCGTTGATGTGAACATCCAATTTGGCCTAACAACAGAAACAGCCCTCACCGGAAACCCGGATTACGTCCGAGGTGTAATCGTCATTCGCACGTACACACCAAAGGGCAAAGGCCCCGCCCGCAACCAGACCCTAGTCAACGTCGCCGCTACTGTTTTACAGGACATAAACAACCAAGCTAAATCTGCATCAGGCATCTATCTACGCACTGGTTCTATCGACGGCCCCGCATTTAGCCCCGATTACGGTGGCACAACACCAGACCAACAATCCCGTCGGGCATTTACACCATTCTTTATTTCACGCATCTCCGCAGGATTCCAGGCCCAAGTAATTTCCTAGTACTGGGTCACTGCAACAGCTAACCTGTATTAAGCCGGGCAGTGCCCGCACCGTCAACTTCCCCTGGTACTATCCATGGCCACCGTTCTCTCGGGCACTTCCGGCGCCCTGTATTACTCCCCTGCCGGAACTTCTGTCACCACTCTGGCTGCTAGTGCATTTCCTGCAACTGGCTCCAACATCACCGTCGGTTCTTACCTCGGCTTCAAGGTCAATGACCCTGTGACCCTGGCTTACCCGGTCGGCGCCACCACCACCAACGCTATTCCCGCTGGTCCTTATTTCGTCAAGACCTACGTTTCCTCCACGGGCATTATGACCCTCAGCTCGACTGCTGGTGGTTCTGCCGTGACCGCAACTGCCGCACCTTCCGGTTTTGGCGCTCTGTTTGGCAGCATCACCTACACCGCTCCTGTGGTTGTCGGGTCCGTTCGTGAGTGGAGCTTCGAAATCACTCGCTCCGAGATCGACGTTACAACCATCGGTCAGGAAGTCGGTCAGTACACGTCTTTCCGTGCTTACATCCCCGGTTTTGCGGATGGCTCTGGTTCTGCCACGGTGTACACCACCGACGATGACACCAGCCTGGCTAGCCGGATGATCGAGGACGTGATCCAACGCGAGCAGAGTGGCGCCACGATGAAGCTGTACATCGACCGCGTTGTTGCCAGCGGCACCGTCAACGAAACTGCTAGCCGTTCGATCACCGTCCCCGTGATCCTGACGTCTGCCAGCCTGACGGTCAACCCCGACGATGGCCAGAGCGTGGAAATCGCGTTCCGTCCTAGCGCCGCCCCGACCTTCGACCTCAGCAAGTCCTGATAGTCTGGTCCGTCCCCTAAAACAAAAGGGCCCCGGTTATGCCGGGGCTTTTTTCTTGCTACTGCGTTACACTAAACACGTCTTCTCTAGAAGTTTCCATGCCTGCCGCACTAAGCGCAATCGACCGCCTGCGCAAGGCCGCCAACCTGGAGCCCGCCAAAAAGGTCGTCGAACTGAGCGATGGCAGCAAGTTCGAGATGTGGGTCAGCCCCCTGACCATGGCCGAGCGTGAACGCGCCCAAAAACAGGCCAAGTCCGACGACGCTGGAGCCTTCGCACTCCAGTTGCTGCTTACCAAAGCCTGTGATGAGACTGGCGCCCGGATGTTCAAGGCCGCCGAGATCGACGTGCTGAAGAACGAGGTCAAGGACAAAGACCTCCAGTCCCTGATGCTGGCGATCCTTACCGACGATTCGGAGGAGCTAGACAACAAAAGCACTTGAAATCGAACTCAAGAAGGACACGTACCTGTACATCCAGTTTTTCGTAGCCGAGAAACTGGGACTGACGTTGTCCGAGTTACGCAGCCGAATGACCGACATGGAGCTGATCGGCTGGCACACGTACTTCAAACTTCAGGCCGACGCCGAGAAGGAAGCGTACGAGAAAGCCAAACGCCGCCGCTAACCCGGCGGCTTTTTTGTTAGGTAGACTGCTAACACGACTTGGTAGCGTCCGTGGCTAATTACGATGCCGTAATCAGACTGATCGTCCAAGGCGAGCAGGCTCTTAAAGGCGTCCAAAGCCAAATAAACGACCTATATAAAACAATCGGCAAAATAGAAAAAGCCGGTATACTAAATGCCAAAGCAACAGAAGCTACTCTACAACTCGCAAAACAGCACGTAACCGAGCTGGAGCGAGCAGCTCAAGCCACCTTAAAACAAGTAGCACAAAACGAAAAAAGAATTGTACAACAAAGCAGATTAAACGCCGCCGTTGATCTGTACGAAAGGCGTTTAACACAAGCCACCAACAGTGGTGCAGCGGGTCTTAAGAAGTTTGAAGGTCAGATAGCTCAAATAGAGCAAGCATTTAAGTTCTTCAAAGATAGGGGAAATGTAACTGCGGTACAGGCTCTGGCAACAGAGCTTGGCCGTATGGTCGAATACTCCAACACTGTTAGCAGGAACGAACGCGCACGAGCTGCTTCTCTATCGCAACTACGTGGTTTTGCTAAACAAATTGCTGACTACGAACAGCAAGGTCTAAACGTTGCGGACGCCAAAAAGAAATTCGACCAGCTAGCCGAAGTTGCCGGATCTAATCAACTTAATGACGTCAAAAAATACACTGAAGCTCTTGTTAGAAAACTACAACTACTCAAAGAAGAAAGCAAGGTACAAGCGCAAATAAACAGAGAAACATCCGCCGCTGCCGCCGAAACGGCTAGACAGGCACAAAAACTGGCTGACCGTCAACGCGAATTTACAGCCAGAACGGATGAATCCGCTGGGGCGGCAAGAAGGTTGACGGCCGAATATCTACGGATGCAGAGAGCTGCTATTGGTGTCGCAAAGATAAACGAAGTACAAGGACCCGCGCAACTCTTGCTGCCTCCGGCGGCACCGGGATCCCCCGCCATGAGCGGCGGTGCTCGACGTCCGGTGACTGGAGCAGTGGAGCGTGCAGGCGGTATGCGCACGGCCGACGAGGCTGCGATGGCGCTTCGGTATGTAGAAAATCTGCCCGCATCACGTCTTCCTATATCCCAACCACCATTGCCGCCTCGTAGGCCGGGCATGTTTGGCGAACTCTTGGGAGCCGGAATAAGCGGTGGTGGTGGCGGTGGTGGTGGTGGTGGTGGTGGTGGTAATGGACGCCTTAGCTTCAATCCCAATCCCACCCAAGAGAACCTTGCACTCGGCGCGGGCTTCCCTTTGCTATTTGGAGGCGGACCTGCTCAGGTAGCTGGTGGTTTGGCCGGCTCTATGTTCGGCAGCGGTTTTGGTGGCCAGATTCTCGGTGCGGCACTTGCCCAGCAACTCTCCGATGCACTGGCACGAGTTAAAGAAATAGGTGCAGCCGCTAATGAACTAAACATGGATAAGTTGCGTGACAGTACTGCTTATGTAAATGCAGAGTTAGAAACATCTATACGCCTTTTAATTGAAGCGGGTAAGACAGAAGAAGCCCGAACTATGGCGATAGAGAGAGCGGCAGAAGCATTAGCTCTGGCGCCAGACACAATGAAAGATATAAACAATGCTACTAATGCTGTTACAAGCGGCTGGGATGAATTCTCAGGAGCCATTACAGGTACATTGGCTTTAGTTGCCGTACCCTTTGCTGCTGCTATCGGGTTTATTCTGAAGGTGTTGACATTAGCAGCAACAACATTAAACCAGATCGGTATGTTTGTAGGAAATATAATTAAAGGTATTGGGCAGTGGGTTATTAACTTACTCGGGGCACAAAAACTAGCAAAATTTATAGCGGAGTTATTCGGCCGCACAAATGAAGAACAAGAAAAAGAAGTTGCTTTGCTTACGGCAACCAACGAAAAACTTTTACGTGAAGTTCAAACCAGAAAAAAGATCCTAGATTTAGAAGCACAGCGCACACTCGGACGTACCGATGCCGAAAAACTTATAAATGCAGAACTCACTAAGCAGCAAGCTCAAATTCAAATTAAGGCTGAATACCAAGAAAAAGAACTTGAATTACGCAACAAATTAGCCGGTATCACTTCAGTGCAGGGTAAATTAGAAGTAGAGCAGGCTATACGTCTAAATAGTGCAAAAGAGACACAAGCCCTGAAGGAACAGGCAATTAAGGATCTTCTGGTCGCTCAGGGACTAGAAATAGAAGCCAATGCCAAGAAGTATTCGCTTGCTGCCGAAGCGGTACAGCGACAGATCGACGCACTGGAACGCGGCAATCAAGTCCGTCAATCCCAGTTTGCTGTAGAAACCGCGTTAAACGATCTATATGGCGCACAACTGCAACGCCAGTACGAAATAGCCGGGACAGCAGCAGAACGCTACCGCATCGCACTTCTGCAGTTCCAGCAACAAGTAAAAGCTGCTGATATTGAGTACAGACTCGCTTTAGCAAATAACGAAATACTCGTTAAAAAAGCTGTACTGCAGACACGCCTTGTTGAACTTAGGTACAAAGAACTAGAAGCGGAAAAAGAGATAGCCATTGCCCAGGCAGTTGCAAGGGGTAACACTCCGCAGCAGATAGCCGCTATTGCGGGCTCGTACGATAAGGCTCTGGGAGTACAGAAAGAAGTTCTTCAGAGTGCTTACGATCAACTACAAGCAACAAAAGAAATAATCAAGAATCAGAATGAAGTAGCAAAAGCTGTCTTCCAGACAAAACTTATTCAAGCCGAAAGTGCGCTTGCCCAAAAATTGGTGAGCGACGAAATCGGTATGTCTAAGAGAGCAGCGGATAATCTGGCGGCAAGTTTGCGTGTATCTGCCCAGGAGACGGCTCTAGTCGAACAGAAGGGTCGTGCTGTTGTAGGTGTTATAGAGGTCGGTACACAACGTACTGTAATTTTTGCCCAAGCTATGAGTAATGTTGCGGCTGCTGCTAACGATGCGGCCTACAACATCGACAGAGCTTTCCGTAATCAACTTAAACTCAATCAAGCAAGAGCTGCACAACCTGCACCCGCTCCGGTTAAAAAAGCAGCTCAAGGTGCTTTCTGGGCCGGCGGTTTTACTGCTTTTGCAAAAGGTGGCATGGTTACGGGTCCGACCTTGGGTCTTGTGGGCGAGGGTGGTGAATCCGAGTACATCATTCCAGAGTCGAAGATGGCAACCGCCGCCAGCAACTACTTGGCAGGTGGGCGTGGGGCTGGCATTATGGAAGGCGGTGGTGGCGGTGGATCGGCACCGTCAATCAACATCACAACCGGCCCGGTGGTCGAGTTCAACGGCGAGCGGTATGTAACGATGCGTGACATGGAGCGCGGCTTGCAACAGATGGCCACGAACATCTACAGCGGCCTGCGTACACCATCCGGTCGCTACGCCACGGGGGTGCGCTAATGGCTCGCGGTCAATCCCAATTCCTGCGCATCTTCTCCGGCTCCACCACCTACCAACGGTGGCAGTCGTACTACGTCAACACGAGCGTGACCTGGGAAAGCGCCTCGTGGTCTTACCAACCCTTTGACGCTGACGGCATCACCGCTGGCGAGGTGCAAGCGGAATCGTCAATTTCCATCACTTTGCCCGCCACCACCAACGCTTTAGAGGTGGTGCTTCAGGCATTGGATGAAGCCCGCCTAGCCGAATTGCGGCTGTACGAGTTCGACACGATCTTCGGGAATACTGCCCCCCAAGCCGGCCAAACGCTGATCGCCTCCTATCTGGGCGAAGTTGTTGGCGTAAAAGGCGGCTTTACGTCAATTCAGCTGGAGCTAGGAAGTAGTCTGTCACCAGTGGGCGCACAAGTGCCCCCACGCACTTTTTCCACGCAACTGATCGGGTCACCCTGCAAGTTATGAGCATCATCGGCAGTGACCCACTTGCATTTCTGACCGCGCAAGGCGGGGTTGTGGGCACGCCACTGACCGAAGAGGGTGCCAAAGGCATAGACAATCTCGACGTCAAGCAACGTAACGCAGTAATCGGTGAGCCCATTCCGATTGTGTTCTGTCGCCGCATTAGTGGGATTGGAGGCGTACTTATCAGTCCCCCTGCGACAGAAGCAGCTTTTAGCAACAACTCAAACAACGATGTCACGGCGTCGTATTTACTAGTCCTCAGTGAGGGGCAAATTGACTCAATCCAGGTCCGCGACGTATTTCAGGGAGCCTGCCGCGTAGGAAGTTTTACGCAGACGTACAACAGGCGTGCTGGCACCTTTGTTCCGGGCAACACACTTGCGAACATAACGGTTGCCCTGGTTCAGTTTAGTTTTAACTACTTTTCAGATCCTCAACCGTGGACATGGTACGACGCAACACTAATAAACGGTTTTTGGAAATTTATTCTTGGTGGAGTTACATACAACTACGGAACCGGAACATATCCAGCAAGCGTAAACAGTGTTAAGCAGAGTCGTAATACAGGTGGCGGCACTACCGAAAAACCGGAAGCCCCTACTTACTGCGGGACAGGTGGCACTTACGCCGGTTTGAGCACGATGGCATTTACGGTGACAATCCCGTCAGGTTTTGACCAGTGGAATCGTCAGGTCCACTGCTTCATCCGTGGCGGGATTTACGTTCCCCGGCTGCTCGATAGCGTCGTTGGCCCGAGCAACAACGTGGCCGACTTGTTGCTGTACCTGCTGCGCAATAGCTCTCGGGTGCCCGAGGCAATGATTGACACCACCAGCTTTTTGGCGGCCGCTACCTTCACCAACGTCAACGGCTTCTGGTTCAACGGTGTGGTGAGCGAGTCCACCAACCTGCGCGACTGGATCGGCAGCACCCTCCAGTATTTCCTGTTGCGTCAAGCCCGCGTCGGCGGCAAGGAAGCTCTGAAGCCACTGGTGCAGACCAACGCCAACGGCACCATCAAAACCGCAGCAGTGACGTGGGCGTTCACCTTCACCGAGGAGCACGTCATCCCCGAGAGCTTTGACATCATCTACACGCCACTGGCAGACCGGAAACCGTTCTGCGCTGTGATGCTGTGGCGCCAACAGGATGACCTGGGCATCCCGGTGATGCGTACCACCGAGGTCCGATACACGGGCACCGCACCTGATGGTCCGTTTGAGCAGCACGACCTTTCCGGTTTCTGCTCCTCAGAAAACCACGCCGTCAAGGTTGGCGCCTACATCCTCTCCAAGCGCAACCACGTCACCCACCGCTTGCAGCTTGGCGTGAAGCCGGATGCGTTCAACCCAACGTTGGCCGCCGGGGATCTGGTGCGAGTGCGATTGGAGCGCACCCCCTCTACTGGCGCATCAAGTTTGCACGACTACCTGTATGAGGTGGATCGAATCGGCAAGTCACTTGCTGGCGAGGTTCGCTTGGATCTGACTTACTTCCCGGTTGACGACAACAAGGCCAGTGTTGTAGCGCAAGAAGTCAATGCAGCCGTTGGCGGCGGACTGATAATCGGCACTGGCGCAAGCGCCATCACATGCGACATCAACTCGTTCAGTGATACGAGCGTTCCGGCTGAAACATTTACCAGTGGATCGTTCCCCGATTATGGCGCTAGCTTTAACAATTTTGGCGGATCTGGTGGATCTAGCCTTGGTGATCCTCCGGTAAGCAACCCTGCTGATGGTCTATCCGAACAAGTTGCCCCGACAGGCCCGAGTATCACAGGCACCCCCGCACCCGGTAATACGCTGACCTACGACCCCGGTTGTCCGGGCGCTTACATTGAATGGAGGCTGATTGATACTACAACCGGTGAGATTACTGTTGTATCTTCTGGTGAGGCTGCGCCGTATATTATCGGCGGAGAAGACGAAGGCAAGCAAGTTGTCGGCGTTGGTAAGTGCCCAGGCAGCGAAGAGGAGATTTCGTCGCCGCCGCTACTTATTACCGATGGGTTTATACCCTTTAGTGGAACAGCGAACGTAACCTACAGGCAGATTGATGAGTTCACTACCTTGTCTGCATGTGTTTATGGTTCACTAGTATTTGTGGAAGGCCCAAAAACAGTAAATGGATCAACACAAACCGCAACCGTCACCAGCGTTGTTGGCTATAGATTTGTGCAAACATCAACATACAGAACTTTTACCTGCGCTGGAGCTGGCCTAGGTACTGCTGTATCAATCGGGCTGGAGTTTAAGCGTACAGACGGAAGCATACAATTTGTTGGCATTGGCTCCCGTGAAGGATACAACTTAAGCTACGTCGGCACTTTTGGATCTGGGCCTCCAGGGTACGGTTCTTTCCAGGGAGACACCACACTGACACAAACTTTTGAACTTATTTCGCTGACTTAAATATGACTTACATTGATCGTCTAAAAATTTGCGCAGCCTGCGAACACTTCCAAGACGGAGTGCAGCGTTGTAAATTGTGCGGATGCTTTATGCAGCTTAAAGCTCGCATCCCGCAAGCCAAATGCCCTGACGGTCGCTGGTAGCCATGGCAACCTTCCCCACTCTTACTCCAGCAAGTCGCAGCTTTACGCCGGGAAGGTATCCCCACTCGGAGATTCGCACACTTGATGGCCTTCAGGCCCGAGTGCGTACCAGCAACGTCATCTTGGAGCAACGCCTCCGTCTGACATTCGTGGCGCTGACCGAGGCGCAGATGCTCAGCATCCGTAGCCACTACAACGGCCAACAAGGCCGCTTTTTGTCTTTTGACATTCCAACCAGCCTGCTAAGTGGGATGGCCGCACCGGCAAGTTTTACGCCAACCGGCTATAGCTGGATTTATGCCGGCCCCCCACAAGTTGAGGACATTGGCCTGCAGCGTTATACCGTCAGCGTTGAAATAGTTACGGTGCCTCCCGAAGGCAGCAACGTGAATGGCGCTGAGTTTGATGTAACCGTAAGTATATCTGCCGGCTCGGTATCTACAACTGCTCAAGTAGCCGGAGCAAGCATGACCGTCGCTGCATCAATCGAGGGTGGCGCAGTCGCGGATAATACTAGTGGTGGGTTCGATCTGACGGTGCCGGTTTCATTTGTAGCCGGAACAGCCACTGGAGAGGCAGGAGGTGCAGCTGATCCCAACTTTGCCAGCGTCTCACTGCTATTGCACATGGATGGCAGCAACGGCAGTACAACCTTTACCGATGCCTCATCAAATGCTCACACTATTACCGTGTATGGCAATGCACAAGTAACCACAACATCGCCTAAGTTCGGAACAGGTGCTTTGCTATGCGACGGATCGGGAGACTCCTTGTCTGCACCGTCTAACACATCTCTAACCTTCGGAGTTAGTGGCTTCACGATTGAATCGTGGGTCAGGGTTAACAGTTTTGGCGCAAGGCAATTTATTTTCTCTCAGAGGGATATAGGCGGGTTTAGCTTGGAGATTACAGCTGATGGAAGGCTTAACGGCATAACTCCTAACATCAATACCCTGACTCAAGCAAGTGCAACTATGGCCATCAATACTTGGTATCATGTTGCGTACACTCGCTTAGGCAACACTCATACTTTGTGGCTTAATGGGTCTAGCGTAGCAACCAACACATTCTCGGAAAACGGCCTTTCTGGTATTTCTTACATAGGATCAAGAGACGGCAGCACCAGTTCCGTAAATGGCCGCCTTGATGATCTCCGCATCACCAAAAACGTAGCCCGATACACCGCTAACTTTACCCCGCCAACCGCAGCGTTCCCTGATACTCAAGCAGCAGAACCAGCTACTGATCCTAACTTCAGCAGCGTCTCACTGCTATTGCACATGGATGGCAGCAACGGCAGTACAACCTTTACCGATGCCTCATCAATAGGCCATACAATTACGGTAGGCGAAAATGCACAGGTAACTACGACATTACCTAAATACGGAACAGGTGCATTGCTGTGTGATGGCTCGGGAGATTACTTGTCTGTGCCGTCTAGCACATCTCTAACCTTCGGCACTGGCGATTTTACGATTGAAGCCTGGGTTAGGTTCAATACTGTTAGCGCAAACCAATACATCTTTTCACAAAGGAATACGTCTGGATTCAGCTTGATACTTCTTTCCGATGGAAGACTCCAAGGCATCACCCCTAACCTCAATAGCATAACTGAAGGCACTGCCTCTATGGTTGTCAACACTTGGTATCACGTTGCTTTTACCCGCTCAGGCACAACTAACACAATATGGATTAACGGAGGAAACAGGGGGACTTTGACAAATTCTGAGAACGGCCTCTCAGGGATCTCCTATGTTGGGGCGGGAACCGTTGGCAGTGCTTCTGTCCTGAATGGCCGCATTGACGATCTCCGTGTAACTAAAGGAGTTTGCCGTTACACTGCCGGCTTTACTCCGCGTACTTCTGCGTTTCCTGACGCCTAGACTTACCCCAACGTAGGATCATTCCATGGCTTCCCTGATCTACAACTCGGCTATCGACGACATGGCGCGTGGCGCCATTGACTTCGACACCGATAGCTTCAAGGCGATGCTGGTTACTAGCACCTACGTCCCCAACAAGGACACGGACCTCAAGCGCAGCGCCGTAACCAATGAAGTGACCGGCACCGGCTACACCACTGGCGGCGTCGCCTCCGTGGTCACAGTCACCAAGGACACCGCAAACGATAAGGTCACACTGCAGTTTGGCGCCGTTTCCTGGGCCAGCAGTACCATCACGGCCCGTGCCTGTGTGTACTACAAATCCCGTGGTGGTGCCAGCAGCGCCGATGAACTTGTTGCCTACTGCGACTTCGGCTCTGACGTAAGCAGCACAGGCGGCACCTTCTCCATCACTGCCAGCACCATCACGCTCCAGAACTAATGGCAACGTTCCCCGAGCTGGAACCTAACACGAGGTCGTATGACTTCGGATTGTTTCCGCTCACCGAGGAGCCCAGCCTGAGCGCCGGAATCGTGCGGTTTCGGCACAGCACCTCGCCGCAGAACTACCAACTGACGCTGGGATACAAGGCAATCACCGACGCACAAGCGACGCTAATCCGCAACCACTACCAAGGTCAAGGCGGCGGCTATCGTTCTTTTTCACTGCCGTCAGTTATCTGGAAAGGTCACACTTTTAGCGGCAACATTGCACCGTACACAATGCTGTGGCGTTACAGCGAAACACCAGAAGAGGAGCACCTTGATATTGGCCGAATCAACGTAACTATCGCTTTGGTATCTGACGGGACCGTTGATCCTGGTTTTGAAGTCGTTGCTAGCATCGCAGCAGGTACTGCAACTGGAGCCTAATGGCCGTCAAGTCTAAGGTTGGCACTGGCCGTGTAGACCACAAACCCGGCCCACCGAAAACCACGTCCCAAGGCCAAGGCCAACATAGTCGTCCACGTCGGCGTGGCCGCAAGAAATTACGCGGCCAGGGTAGTTAGCTACAATATCTAGGTAGCCACTGCTGCCATGATCGAAATCATCGCCGCAGTAGCTGGCGCGTCCATCTCCGTAGCGGCAATGGGCGCTATGGGTTTCGGTCGCCGTAACGACGAGGCCCGAGATGCCGTAATCCGACTCACTTCAGCAGTGGAGCACATCGCCACGCAACTTGAAGTCCTCCATAACGACATCCGCGAAGAGCGCAAAGAAACCTTTGGCCGCCTGAACGGCGTCGAGCAACGGGTCAGCAAACTAGAAGCCGGTTCCTTGTGGGACGGAAGTAACAGGCGCAGCTAATGGAATCAGTAGTCGTGCAAATTTACGACCTCGGCCAAGGGTTCACCATCGAGCAACTGGAGAACGAGCTGGGGCACAATTTTTACCGCATGTGCAAAGGCAGCATCTGCCGTTACTGCGAAGACGAGTACATGGCGTACATGTACGCAGAGAGTGCAGGCTGGGACAAGTCACTGGCTAATCCATAGCTTGATCGCATCCTCAAGATGCGGCTCCCAGAAGTGCTGGGCCCTAAACCAATCCAGCCAATCAGTACACGACCCTTTACTCATATTGCAGGCGTAACAGCAGCCCACAAGATTAGATCGTCGTGTTTCTCCACCTTTTGATTTGGGACGTACGTGATCGAGTGTGCCTGATCTCCCCAAAGGCTCTCGACAATAGGCACATTTATTTCCCCAGAAGTTAAGGATATGTTGCCTAAATCTTGCCTTCGCCTCGCGTTTACTAAAAAATTCTGTGCCGTCGATGTGGTGTTCCATGCGGGCACGGCTCTTTAGTGAATTTAGCTACAAACCCGCGTGGATACTTGCGTTTGGACCACTAGGCTATAGACTCACACACAGCACTTCCTTGCTGCTATGGAATTTTTGTCTCACCCGGCTTTTTGGATCATCGTGGCTGCTGCCAGCGAACTGCTTGCACTTAGCCCTCTCAAGAGCAACAGCATCATCCAACTGGTGTTCCAAATCTTGACGCTGATTAAAGCAAAAAAGGTCTGATCGGCTTTGGTAAGCCTGGCTGGCAGCGTGAACTGGAATTCGCTATTCGCAAATGGTGGTTCGAGAAAACGCTGCCGGCCAAACTAGACAAGGCCGAGGCTGACTGGCACGCAACCCAACCACCCGCCACCCCACCGCCGGTTGTGGTGGAGCACCCCATCGACGAAAACCTGCAGACTGGTGAAAGCCGCTTGTTAGGCGGTCCAATGAGTATCCACGCACCCTGGCGCCGTGACTAACAAGATCCGTCTGGTCGATCTCTTCCGTTACTACAAGTCACTGCCCCACCAGATGGCCGCCGTGACCGAACTGGAAGAACTCATCAATAAGAACAACCCCCACATTCTCGGGCGGGATCAATCCTGGTTCAAAACCTGGAGTCAGTCGGGCAAACAACAGGATTATTCTCCGGCCATAAACCTTATAAAAAGTTTCGAGGGCTGCCACCTCAGCGCCTACCCAGACCCCCTGCACGGCTGGGACGTCGCAACCA